GAATATGTCACTATTGGTAAAGAACTTAGAAATTCTGACCATGGTCTAATTTTTTTACTTCCAATTAAAGAACATTTAGAGTATGTGAAATATGCTAAAACCAGAATAAAAAACTTAGCATGTATGACCGTGTGCGAAACAGAATCTGTACACGAGGACTATGGTCTCATTATGAATGAATTCAAGAAGGTTGCTGTTCCGAGTGAATTCTGTAAGAAGGTGTTATCTCGGCAGTTTCCGGACAATGAATTCTATGTTATTCATGCACATATTCCTCAACCAAAAGAGAAACCATATACATTTTATCATATAGGAAACATCATGGACCCACGTAAAAATTTTAAACGTGTAATTGAAGCATTTGCTCGTTTAAATGAAGAGAATACACGACTCGTTGTAAAAGCTACGTGTGGTCAAGAAATTATTATTCAATTTCCACGAGTAGAGGTTATCAACAAAATGCTTAACATTGAAGAAATGGATGATTTACATAACCGAGTAGATTGTTACGTAAATTTTTCCAAATCTGAGGGCGTTGGTATGGGTGCCGTTGAGGCTGCTATGAGAGATAAACCTGTTATTATAACTAATTATGGTGGGGCGCCTGAATATATCAAGACACCTTACACGATTGATTGTGAACTTCAAGAGTTGGAGAATGATGATTTTCTCTTTAAAAAAGGTATGGTTTGGGGTGAACCAAACTTTGACCAACTCTTGGAGTTCATGAAACATGCATATGATAATAGAGTTCGTTATATGAATCACGACTATACTAAAAAACTAGTTGGACGAAAGAATGTCTTAGAAGAATTCGTCGTGAACGTAGTTGGTAAGGAGAACGATAAGACCGATGAGAATGGTTCCACTCATCAATGAGTCTCGCTGGGAAATTATAGTCATCGTAAGGTCATCTAAAGCCTGGAAACCGGTAGGCTTCTTTACGATACGTGGAATGAGTGTACTTATCGCAATATAAATTGTCATTGCTATTATTACAGGTCTAAGACTCTCCTGGTCTAACATTGTCTTTCTATTAGCTGGTGATTTTAATTTTACTAAAATCAACCTTATCACCAATTGCTACACCTTTTACACTATGCTTCTTGCAAAAATCACCACACACAGCTTTAAAAGAGCATTGTTTTCCAGACATTGTTGTAGCGCAACAAACCTTCTTCACATTTCGCATCTGATGTACCACATCCGGTTTCTTATCAAGTACGATCACTTTCTGTGATTCTTTTTTTTGTGCAGCTTCTTGATATTTTTTCTTCATAGCCCACGTTGCATTTGCAAGCTTGTAGCACGCGTCATTTGGCTCAATGATTCGGTACATTTTGACCGCATCATTGAGACAGCGTTCCCACATTTCGTCGCGAATAACATTCATGATTTCTTTTTTCTTGATTTTATCAGAAAACTAGATTAACTTAGGCCTCTCCTCCGATTTCAGCCAAATAAATATCAACTTGACCAGCGAAATCTGGGCATGTTTCTGTAGTTTTTTTTGTAACGGAATCCTGTACATTGATAACATGTTCCTTAAATTTCTTGACATTTATACCGGTTGCATTATGGATTTGTGTTTCTGTAGCGATATCTTTTAACGCATAAAGGTATGCTGCGGCGTAATTCGCGTGTAGAATCGCCACGACTGGCGACTTGTCCTGCTGAGCAGCTGTGGCATATCGAGCAGATTGTCTAACCAATTTTTCAATTGAACTTTTTAAGCCCCTAGACTTGTTCTGCATCATCACAATTAGAATAAAAATTGCAACAATCAAATAGAAGTACATATCTTCTTATCGTATTCAAAGAAAATATTACTCTACATTAATGTCGATATATCCCGACTTAAATGTAGTGATGGAAACTATCGACGATGTGAAGGACCATATGCCGGAGGGTAAATATCTCGAGACATGTAACGCTTTACGACGAATATATAAAAAACTGCGAAGACCTTCTATACGAATACCAATCACAAAGAAGATACTATTTATATTCACAGGAGCTCTATCTGCTTTGAAAATTCTCGACTCTGTTCATCTCTCATCGATTTCCAATTGACATTCCTGCATCGTCTTCACATGATCACCTTCATCGTTGCGGACATTGACGAAGACATCATATAGATTGTTGACACCTTCATAATAGTTGGTGGCCACAGCTGGAGGCTTCTCGAGTGAAAGACTCGCCATATTCTGTTTGAGGAATTCATCGTATGTGTGATAGGCATGTTCCTCAACCTGTTCAGAGAGATTGTATGCCATCCTTGGTGACACCACATACAACAGACATGTCAACCAGTAGTATGCGAAGGCTGTGTGCTGTGCAAAGAATCGGTCCACGAAGCGCTCATCACCACCCAAATCTTCCATGATGAGAAGGTGGTGGTACTCATTCACAGTCTGTGCGAAATGGGTCTCCAGGTAATCAGCTCTACGTGATATACCCAGAGTCTCATAGAGGTGTAGAACAGAGACGAACGAAAAGTAGGGTACACGAGCGATTGTCTCTAGGACATAGAACCGAGTGTAGTCTCGATCCTTGTACACCTTGTCGATGACCTTCACTGCTGACTTGACGACATTCCTATTGATACGCTTCTCAAGTTTGGGTAAGTTTGGTTTTACAGATGCGAGGGTGAGCATATATTTTGTATATATGTTTATTTTTAACTTAAGTTAGAGCTACGAGTTGTAATAAGATAAAGAAAGTATGGAAAGCGTCCAAAAACTCACCCATATCGAACATGTACTTAAACGTCCAGACTCGTACATTGGTCCAGTTGAAGTAACTACAGAACCTTACTGGACTCTATCTGGAAATAAGTTTGAGAAGAAGGATTCCAGGTATTCACCAGGACTTCTGAAGATATTTGATGAAATTCTTGTGAATGCGATTGATCGTAACTCCTTGTATCCAAAGGGTGTAACTTCCATCTCTGTAGATGTAGATCAAGTAAATGGTAAAATTACCATTGAAAATAATGGACCCCTCGGAGGTATCAGTATTCGTATGCACGAGAAAGAAGAACTATGGAATCCAGAACTTGTTTTTGGTCACCTTCTCACAAGTACCAATTATGATGATTCCCAAAAAAGAATTGTTGGGGGTCGCAATGGCTATGGTGCCAAATTGGCAAACATTTATTCAAAAGAGTTCTCCATATCCATCAAAGACCATGAGACGAAACAGGCATACTCTCAAACGTGGTCGGGGAATATGACTAAATGTGAAGAACCAAAAATTAAAAAATATTCGGGTGCTACGTCGTCTGTATCAATCTCTTTTATTCCGGACTGGAAAAGATTCGGAATGAACAAAATGGACTTTTTTATTTTCAAGATTTTCGAAAAAAGGGTGTGGGATGCTAACATTTGCACCACAACGAATTGTAAAGTGAAATTCAATGGTGATGTCATCCCCAAACAGACATTCGAAGAGTATTCCAAAAAACATGAAGGTGTTGAGAATGTATACTCAGCCAATACAGAACGTTGGTCTGTGTGTATTGGACCATCTGAAAATGGTATGGAACAAGTTTCATTTGTGAATGGTATCTGCACAACTAAAGGTGGATCACACGTCGATCATGTGTCAACGCACATTGCTAATGGTATCATCGAAGAAATGGCAAAAAAAATTAAATTGAGGCCCCAACAGGTCAAAAACGCTTTTACTATATTTGTAAAGGCCACACTTGAAAACCCTACCTTTTCAAGCCAGGTAAAATCCGAATGTACTTCAAAACTTGCAAGTTTTGGAAGTAAGTTTGAATCACCGAAGAACTTCATAAAGAATGTTCTCAAGACGGGGATTGCTGATGAACTCCTGGCACTCTCGAAGTTTAAGGAAATGAAGGAGCTCCAAAAGTCGGATGGTACTCGTAAGTCTAAGATCGTCGGGATCCCCAAACTGGATGACGCGAACAAGGCTGGCACCACACATTCTGGGAAGTGTACACTCATCGTCACGGAGGGTGACTCGGCGAAAACTCTTGCAGTAGCGGGTCTATCTGTAGTTGGTCGCGATCACTATGGTGTCTTTCCACTTCGTGGTAAGTGTAAGAATGTGAGAGACGTCTCTGTGGCACAACTTACCTCAAATCAAGAGTTCAATGATCTCAAGAAGATCTTGGGTTTGCAGCAAGGAAAGGAATACAAAAGTGTCTCTGAACTCAGGTACGGACGCTTGATGATTATGACAGACGCAGATAATGATGGATCCCATATCAAGGGTCTAATTCTCAATATGATTCATTATTTCTGGCCCAGTCTGCTCAAGTTGAACTTTGTGGTGAGTATGGTGACCCCGATCATCAAAGCTACGAAGGCTTCTCAAACCAAGTCCTTCTACACAGACTCTGCATTCCGTACCTGGTATGGTGACGGGAAACAGGGATGGAAGATTAAGTACTACAAGGGTCTCGGTACTTCCACGAGTGCCGAAGCTCGAGAGTATTTCAAGAAGATTCAAGACTTGACTGTAAAGTTCGATGTGGATACGATGACAGATGATTCAATTATTCTCGCCTTTGATAAAAAGAAGGCTGATGCCAGAAAGTCTTGGCTTTTGGAGAACACCGCGAAAGATGGTAATCAACTTGAAGTTCCATATGGAAGTGTGAAACAATTGGACATCTCCGATTTTGTACACAAAGACTTGGTCAATTTCAGTCTCGCAGATCTCAAGCGGTCTATCGCACACATGGCCGATGGTCTCAAACCCTCCCAGCGCAAGGTGATGTTCGCGTGCTTCAAGAAGAATCTCAAGGATGAGATGAAAGTTGCACAGCTGGCGGCATTTGTGGCTGAAAAGAGTGCTTACCATCACGGCGAAGTTTCCTTGGCGGATACGATCGTAAAGTTGGCGAATGACTATACGGGCAGTAACAACATCAACCTTCTCGAGCCATGTGGTCAATTTGGAACACGACTGATGGGGGGGAAGGATGCTAGCCAGACGAGATATATCTTCACGAAGTTGACCAAGGATGCGCGAAAGATCTTTGATCCCAAGGATGATGCGATTCTCAACTATCTCGATGATGACGGACGAACCATCGAGCCGGATTTTTATATGCCCACCCTCCCTATGGTTTTGGTGAATGGAACAGAAGGTATCGGTACAGGGTTCAGTTGTTATGTACCCCCATTCAACCCAGATGACATCAAGGATAATATTAAGCGGATCTTAAATGGTGATGATATAGTGTCTATGCGACCTTGGTTCAGGGGTTTCAAGGGTGTTGTTCATAAGGAGGATGATACCTGGATGATGGAAGGTGTGTGGAATTGGTCTGGAAGTAATATTGTGGTGACCGAGTTACCACCTGGTCGTTGGACACAGGATTACAAAGAGTATTTAGATGGTCTCGTGGAGAAACAATTGATTGGAGGATTCATCAATAACTCAACCACGGAAGATATTCACTTCGAAATCACAGACTACACGGGTAAGGATCTTGTCAAAGATCTTAAATTGCGAAAGACATTCCGTGTCTCTAACATGCATCTCTTCCACCCTACAAAGGGTATTCACAAGTACTCGAGCCCGGAAGAAATTTTGAAAGATTTCGTGGAACTTCGCCTTGAACACTATAAGAAGCGGAAGGTACACCTCATCAATGTCCTCGAAAAGCGGGCAGAGATGTGTGACCACAAATCAAAGTTTGTATCGATGGTAATTGAAGGAAAGTTGGTGGTATTCAAAAGAAAGAAGGTAGAATTGGAGACAGAAATGTCTTCAATCTTCCCTAAGATTGATGGAAACCTTGACTACCTCCTCAACACGAAGACGATTGAGTATACGGAAGAACGCGTTAATGCTCTACTAGATGAATCGAAACAAGCCAAAGCTGATCTAGAGAAAATGCTGAAAACAAGTCATGTGACAATGTGGAAAACCGACATTAAAAATATGTAAGCATTAAGTAGATATGGGTGAGGCTGCTAAAATTTCCCTCAACGCTATTGGAAAGCAGGATACATACCTCCTTTCCAAAGACCCAGAAGATTCATTTTTTCAATATAATACAAAACAACATTCAGAGTTTAGGAAATATCATAGAAGTCGCAATGTTATACGTAATTCAAATATAAAACAATGGCCATTTGGTCAAACTATTAAAGTTCAATTTAACCCAACAAATATGGGTGATTTATTAAGTAATATGTACTTGAGTATTGATATGCCCGCTATAACAGATGGTAATTATGCGGATCAATTGGGGCGTCATATTCTTAAAAGTGTCACAATGTTTGTGGATGATATTGAAGTAGAAAAAATACACGATGATTGGGGTGTAATATATGATGAATTATATCTTGAAACATCAGAAAAAGTTGCTAACAGATTTCTTGTAAACAGAGGTTTACCCTTTGATGGATCAGATGATTTAGAAAATCGTGCTAGAACAAGTTCAAAAATGGTCGTTCCATTACAATTCTTCTTTTCGAGAAAATTCGCTAGTGATGAATATGCATCAAATAAACCTAATCGGCCATATTTCCCCCTTTGTGCGATACATCGACAAAAAATTGTATTTGAATTGGAGTTTCACAATCAGGCGTTTTTCACTAACACAACCGACACTTTAACAGTTAATTCTTTCAATCTGATCACAGAAGAAATTACTATTACCCCGGAAGAGAGAAAATACTTTGCGATTGAAAAGCATACTCTCTCAACAGAAGTTGTTCGAAAACATCCAAGTATTTTTAGTGACCTTTCTATAGAAAAAATTGTCAATCAACTTGTTCCAAATAATCCTGTGAAATCTTTTCATTGGTTTTTGAGAAAAGTGGAATATGAAGATATTACCGATGCAACCGGTGCATCCAATACTAATGGTGAGAGACTTTTCCAAAATCGTTTCAACTTTTCATCAAATGTGAACTATAACGACCAGGCGTCATTTTTCCACCCCATCATGGATTCTGCAAGTTTTTATATCGGTGGAACTCGTTATCCGAATACAACTCAGACCAATCACACGTTTTACAAATACTTAATTCCCTTTCGAAGTCGTTTATCTCGTCCTTTAAGAAATATTTATACGTATAGTTTCTCGATGAATCCGGTTAACGTGGAACCATCGGGAAGCTTAGATTTTACAAACATACAATCAGATAAAACAACAATTGAAGTTCAGTTGGATAAATCAAAAATAGATATTCAATCTAATGTCGTGTCACTTAATATGTATTATACTGGTTATCAAACATTTACATTTGAAGCTGGAATCATGTCACAACTTTATTAAATAAGATCTTTTTATTGTTTCCGATATATTCGATTACATTGTTTTTAATACACCATTTGATGAAATTCAATTGAGCCAAGGTCGTATGAATTTCATGAGATGTACCTGGAATAGTGTATGCAAACTTCTGAGATCTACAAAATGGATCAAAAAGTTTCTTACTATATCCATCTAGACTTGATTTATAGGCACAATGTACAGTGAAAAATTTACCATCATTTGTTTGATAAGATGTATTATTTTTTTTCGAATAGTTCGTAATAAACCATTCAAGATTTCGTAAAGAAATACCAGATGATTTGTCTAAAATGTTCATTAGCTTAGATCTGTTTTCCTCGTGGATATAAAAATTATTGATTGATGTTAGTAGGATGTCAGTTTTCTTCATATGTTAAAATGAATTCAAATCTATAAGCCCATTTGAAGATTCACATCCCGGACACCCTTCCATACGAGATATTTCCGGTCCATGAATATGAAGACTTGAACGAAGCGGGCTTGGTCTAATAATGGGTGTATGTGTTAGATGTCTATGATGTCTACAATATCCATCATGAACACCCCTGAATGTACAACGATGTCCATCATTCTTTACACCTTTACATATAGACGAAGCGAATGTATCGGGTATGTCCCTCAAAAGAAGTTCCTTGGAAATTCCATGCTTATTCGCGACGATTTCTGTATATTCATTTAACACCCTTGTAACACGTTCATTTACTTCCGAATCAATAAGTAGTGTTATTTTGTCATATAAACTCATGTCTTGTTAATATCTTGGTTATATTTTTTAAATATGTCTTCAATTGATTCAGATTTGGAAGCTTCCTTAAGTCTTTCTTTCAGTTCTGCTACTTTACCAGAATCATCGAGTTTCCGTTTTCTACACTCTTCCATAAGTTCATCTTTCTTCATACCACTGAGAGCAAGACCAGTTTTTACCTTTTTTGGTTTATGTTGATTTAGAATTTCTCCAAATATTTCCTGTTTAGGGTTTTCAAACAAAGGTTCTAAAAGATCACATACGGGATTAAGAAATTTGTTCTCGAAATAGTAAAGGTAGTCTATGGGGATGCCATGCTCTTTTACATATTCGGGATCTTCCGACTTTTCGAAGGCTTTTGCTTTGGGGTTATCGGTTTTAGTTAACAAATAGGGAACCCTGTCACCCGATTGGGGTTCTGAACCCGGTTTTCGTTCTCGCATTTTAACTACAACCTGTACATGTGCCTGATTGATGTCAACACTATCACTACTCGTAATAGACACTGGGTTTCCATTGACTTTATACGTATCGGAAAGTCCCTGGCTCAGTATAAGCTTTTCATTTGTGACATCCCCAGATAAGAGTTCGATTGCCCTCTCTTTAGCCAATTCTGTCGGCGGTCCCGGATCACTCGATGTGAGAACGACATCTAAAAGTTCTTTACATACGTCTCTTACATGAGGTGTATTATCTCTACGAACAACTTGGAGTCCTTTAATGTCTATATAGTCCATATGCATCTCATCGTCTTTACCCTTTGTCCACAATTTGGCTGCATAGCGCTTCTTCGAATATAAGAAGTAAGGCCAATAAACCTTCTCGAGTTCCAGGTTATTAGGCTTTTTAAACAATGCACTACACTCTTCCGCAGCTCTCTCACCAATTTCCCAGCTATATTTAACAGCTTCTTCACCTTTACGATCACCTACATCAAATTCAACCATAACTGAATCTGTATCACCATACCTCACCTTTGCACCGGGAAAATTGGCTTCTACATATTGCTTTGTCTCTTCTATCATACCACGACCCCTAGCAGTTGTTGTAGATGCGATTGGAACACATGGAAGAATTCCTTTACCCGCCCCTGTGAAACCATACACAGAGTTCATTGAGATCTTATAGGCTAATTGCTTACCATTATAGACTTCTTTCATTGATCCTGTTGATGCAGCCATATCTCGTTTCGCCTTTTTACGAAATTGCTTTAGTTCGAGTAGAATGGTCGGTAAAAGACTTGGTACACCCTGTGCGAACTTGTAAATGCGGTCACCAATTTTAAACGTTTCGTACGTTATACCAGGAACGTTACCATAACGACGTTCATCCATGACTAACGTAGAATAACAAAGATTGTGTGCCATCATGATCGATGGATATAGGGCTTCAAAATCTAAGGCAGTTATAGGTGTATAATATGCCCCCTTCTGAGCGTCTAAAACGGTGGCACCTTCATATGGTTCTTCGGGTAAAGCTCCATATTTAATCGTTGGAACCATGTAACCAAGTTCCCGCGCCTTTTTAGTGAGCTGACTAAATACTTTAATTTGCTGACCCCTCTCTACGAGAAAACAAAGTGGAACCCATGTCGCCTTTGCCATTTCCAGTAAATTTAGTAATGTACACATCTTTTTTAGAAGTTTGTGGGGAAGAATGGTATCTTTGATGCAGTACTCCGCGACTTCACCCAATTTCGCTGGGTCACCTTCTCTATAACGTGCAAACATTTCCTTTGGAGACATGTCAATTTTTGTATCACCGATGTAAAGTTTTGAAACTTCATTCAGTTTATAGGAATCTAGTTTATAACCCTTTTTAACTTCATGGAACATATCAAAAATGAAACGACCCGTCATAGGAAGGAGCTTGAGGAAATTATCCCCGAGTGCACTTGAACTCAATTTTTTAATCAAAAGCTCACTGGGTGGATCTTTAAGTTTACCGAGATTGAAAAATTCTGAATCACAGCCAACCATAAAAGCCCTTTTGTAAATATATTCAAGATCAAATCCGAATATATTCCACCCTGTAATGATATCTACATCATTTTCATGAATAAATACCTGAAAAGCTTCTAACATCTCACGTTCAGTATCAAAACTCACAACATCGAGGCCATCAGTTTTCTTGTAACAAAGACAAGTTTTCTTATAAGGTTCATCGTTTCCAAACTTACAAAGCGAAATTGCGATTTGAAAACATGCATCATCCTTAACATCTGCATTCGGAAACTTTCCAGTGGAACTATTACACTCTATATCAAGAGAAGCGACTACAAATGGGGCAATATCATCTCTCTCAACTGGCTTCAATACCCTCCAATCATTACACCAAAGATCTATATCAACTTTCGCAAGGTTAGATTGTACGCATGTATCACCAGTATCCATCCATCCAGTGGATTGAATACCAGTCCGATGCATTAATCTCAGGACAGGATCAAGGTTAGATTCATATACATGGTACTTTCTATAGTCATTATTGTATTGAAATACAGAATTAACTTTTCTGCGATTCGCGAGTGTCTTGAAATTGAGACGCATATAGGAAAACATTTCGTTGTTTTGAAATCCCCACACGTCCTTTTTCTGTGTAAGACTATAACTGATTACATGGTCGGGTCGTAGTTTGTTTAAATCGTTATATAACACTCGAACATCTTGATTTGTAGTACCTCGTGGTAATTTGATGTAAAAATATGGGTCAAATGGTGTCGTGACACATATAGATTTACCATTTTCAGTCTTACCCATGATACTGATTAAATGTTCATCATCTACATCACGAGCCTCCCAAGTCAACGCTTGAAATATCACCATATGTTTATATTCACTCAAATTTTTAATATCATTTACTAATAAATGTCGGCCGCCTTAATTGATCTTGTTTCAGTGGGTGCTCAGGATGTCTATATCACCGGTGAGCCCCAGGTCAGTTTTTTTCGTCAGAATTATAAACGTTATACAAACTTCTCAATGAAGCCCGAACGTATGGATTACATTGGTACTTTCGGTGCTAACAACGAAGTCACCATTCCTATTCGCTCTAAAGGTGATCTTATGAGCTACATCTGGATTGAGGCTGATGGTCTCGCGGAAGTTGGAGAAAACAGCGATGGTTTGTTCTCTAATAACGCAGCGAGTCCAACCGAGTTTCAGTTATGGATTGGTGGGCAACAAGTATCCCAGCTTGACTCACTTTTCATCCAAGGTGTTTACAATCCCCTCATGAGGGAGACATCTGCCAAAGCATCCTACGCTGTTACTACAAATACCCGTAAGGAAAACCATTCGGGTAACTATTACATGATTCCATTCTTTTTTGGTGAAGATTGGACCAAGGTTTTACCGTTAGTTGCCCTCCAATATCATGATGTGGAGATCCGGGTTAAGTGCCGAGATGGCTTTACCCCCAATACAACCCCAAAGGTTTATGGCAATTATGTGTATCTCGATACAGAAGAACGTAAATTCTTCACAGAAAAGGACCATGAAATCCTTATTACACAAACACAATACCAACTCGCGACGAACACTGACACAGATATTGATCTCACTTATTTCAACCACCCAGTAAAGTCTCTCCACCTCGTTTCTGGTGAAGCGCAGGGTCGCAAAGCTGCTCAAGAATTCAACTTCGATACATCTTCTCTATACATTAATGGTGTAGCCCTCTTCGAGAATACATCCAACGTTTATCATCATGATGTTGTACCTGAAATGCATTGCACTGATCTTCCAGACAATATTCTTGACGATCTACCCACTTATTCGTGGCCATTCTGTCTGACAATGAGCAAGCAACAGCCTACTGGGTCGTTAAATTTCAGTCGCATTGATAACGCCAAGCTTACCCTCACAAACCCTACAGGTGGAAACCAACTTCACCGAGTTTATGCCGTTAACTATAATATCCTTCGTATAAAGAATGGCATGGCCGGTGTTGCTTTTGGTAATTAATAAACATAAGTGAAACTTATTAAATGTATATTTATGCAAAATGGTAAAAGTTAAACGTTTACGTACAACCCCTTCCCGAATCGTTTTGGAACTCGATACACATCGAAAACCAAGCAAATTCAAGCGTTCCGGGAAAGAGAATAAATTGAAGAAAGTGTCACAAGAATGTATAAATGCACTCAAAATTGCTAACATTGAAATTCAAAAACTTCGTATGGAAAATCTAAAATTAAAACGTAAAGAAGATGTCAGTGTATTTCGAAAGAAAATAAACCACTACACAAATGATATTGACGCTAAGAATAAGAAAACTATAGTAAATGCGATAAAAAGAGCTCGTAGTGGCATCCAAAATCCACAAAAGATGCAACAACGAACAAAACAACTCTTACATAAGGTGAATAAATGGGATGATGTGGTAAAACTTTATAAATATAGTCGTATGTCTGGACCAATTAAATCAATTGGGATTTCAATGGTAAAAATTTCCTAAGTGGAAGACATGATGTATTATTGTCGTGCATGCCATAGAACATATGATGGTAACGCTCAATGTTGCTTTGAAATTGATCTCGTTGAAGTTAAGAAATTATAAAAGGTAAATGTTGTTTGGGTTCCACATTTTTAACACAGGGAAACCCTATAAATGCCGTGATTATGTACTTTTTTCCTTTCTTCAAAATAGCTCCTCGGTGTACATTCCAGAAAGATACTGGAAACAATAGAACTTTACCCATCTCTGGTTGCACCTTTCTACCGGAATTAAATTCGGTAGCTCCACCATGTTCTTCGGGTACATCATTCAAGTACATTATCACCGCCAATAGACGATCTCTCTCCATTCCCATGTCCGAGTGCCAGTGGAAAAAGCCATCTTTATCAGTTCGTTGAATAATAGGATTAGATATTTTTAAATTATTATTAGCAATCATAAATCCAAAGTCAGACGTTTCATTTTCTTGTAGCCTAATAACCCCATTATCACATAAATGTGGTAAATATTTACTCTTTACGATTTTCATTATTTCGTGATAGAAATTTCGAATAAAATTCTGATCGGAGTCGATATATAGATCCATGGATTTTTTTACATAATCATCAATACCCCTAGCCAAAACACCCGGAGCTTTTCGAGGATCTTCCTCGAACATTTTTATAG